TGCGAGTGACGTTGAAATTCTTTGCCTGCTGCGAAATATTGTGATTCACACGAGATGCTTCTGTGCATCCGCACAATGCGATAGATGCCGCCAATGCTACAGACAAAATTGCTTTCTTCATTGTTCTTTTCTCCCTTCAATCTCCTTACAAACCGCCTTGTAAAACGCATCCCACGTCTCATAATCACAGGAATCGCCAAAGTCGAACTCTGTACGCTTGCGTTCTGCAATGTCGCGTTCAAAGCAGTCAAGCGTCTTGTCAGTCAGCTCCGGCAGAAGCGAGATGATGTATCTGCATACAAGGCTAGGCATATATGACCGTCTGCCCAAGCAATAGCGCACAGCGCAGTTGCAGACCGACCCGAAGTCATCACTGGCGGGGTCTACCATACCTTTGGGCGCATCTGACTTCAAATCGTTCACGCTGCATTGAAGGGCTTCTGCGAATTTTGCCAGCCGCGTTTCCTTCTTTACGCCACGCTTTTGCTTTTCAACGGCACTGACATACGCATTGGTTGTTCCAATCATCCTCGCAATATCTTTCTGCGTGATGCCAAGTTCAAGTCTGCGCTTCCTGATTTTCTCCCCTGCTGTCATTTTTATACTCCTGCCTTGTACATCGCATATAATGCCGCAAACCCAATCAAATAAACTATGATGTGGATGATTGCATCTGCAAAAACTTTTTTATTTCCATCAGGAATTTCGTTCAAAAATAAATCCCATATTAAAATTTTTTCAATGAGATATGCTATTCCACATATAAATGTTCCGACTAAAAAAGATGCCAAAACCACAATCAGTCCGTTTGCAATGTTATTCATTATCTTTTCTCTCCCATTCCTTGCATCCACGTTCATCCCATACGAAGTCTGCAATGTGTTCTGACTGGTCGTTCACGCACACGCCCTCCGGCTCTGCGTACCATCTGCAAGAGCCGCAGGACGGCTCAGATTTGTTCTTGCAGGATTCTGCTGTGCATCGAATAGCCTTGCCAGCAGAGAACTGCTTGATGCCCATGCAAGAGCAATGTTCGGTGGTACAGTAGAAGTTCATTTCTCTATCTCCTTCCATCCGATAAACTCGAATAAGCCAATAGTGTTATTGTCGCAACAATGAATGAGAACTTTATCGCTTATTTTGAATTTTGCGATAAACCCAATTTTGCTTTCTTCCATTTCGTTTTCAAACATCCAATCAACAATGTCTTTATTGATTCTTACATCGCCTTCATCCGTAATGGTTGCAAAACACTGTTTGCATCTATAAAGAGCGCACTTTTTCATAATCTCTGCCCTCTCTTTCTCCTTCTGTTGGCATTGAACCGCCCGATCACTCGCTTATACTCCTCATAGCACTCCGGGCACAGGTCGCCTGTGTCCCTACGCCACGCCCAATCTTTGAAGTATTCGTCAGGGTTCATCATTCTACCGCCCTGTACCACTCCGCAGCGGTCGCATACTCGCTTGTGGTAGATTCCTCTGTCAGTTTGCATCGTCTGTCACCTCTCTGTACTCCACGTCAATCCCTTTCGGCAAAGCCGTCTGGTACTTCTGAGCGAGCTGCTCTGCGCTCTGGGCATCGCCCAACGGCTGTTCAGGCGGCGCAACGGTGACTTCCACGTTGTCACGCATACCAAAATAGTTCTTGGCTCGGAAAATCCACTCTGCCGGGTTCTCCTGACCGTACATACCGTTGTATGCCCACATGGACTGCATTTGCAGAATCAGCTTCAGAATGTATTTCTGCTGCAAGCTGTTGTCACGGCGTTTGCCTGTCATAATTTGTCTCAGGCTAGGCCATTCAATGCCAAGCACCAGCGCAATCCATTCCACCACAGGGGAGATTCTGGCTTCGATACAAGCGTCAAAGAAGAAATCAAGGCGTTGCTGCACTTCAATGGGGTTGTTCATGTCCACGCTCGGAAGGTCGCCAAAATACTTTGCAGCAATCATGCCGACAACTTTCTTGTCCTCTTCATCACCGATTCTTGACTGCAAATCGCCTGTATTCATCATCTTAGACCTCGTGATTGCTAACTCCTGCTGTTCTTTCACCTTTTTGCTCACCTGTGAGCGGATAGACTTCCGCTTATTAAGCATCTGTTGCTTCTTCTTCTCACGCTCTTTCTCACGCTTCGCAGCGGCTTGCTCTTTTGCCTTTTGCGCTCGCTTCTCACGCTTTTTCTTTTCAGCTTCGGTCAGCGGCGGTCTACCACGACCACGCTTCGGGGGTGTTGCCATGTATCAGACCTCCTTTGGCAGTTCAGGAAGGGGCATCCAATGCGTAACGCTCCATGTTTTTGACGATAAATAAGAGCGGCGTTTCCAAATGTTCGTTTCTACATCGTAAAACGCCCTATCAACAAATCTAACAGAAAGTCCTTGAGCGACAACTAAATATGCGCCAGATTTTTCTGGTGTTCTGCTATCAATCGCAATCCAGTCTTTCATTTTTACTCCTTGCCCGGAGCACAAGGCAATGGTGTCCAGTGTGTAATTTCTACGTTATACGGTCTATCGTCCAACGCAAATCCGGCATCATCTACCCATCCACTGGCGCACATAAAAGCTCTTCTGCACACTTCAACATTTTCTTCGTTTGTAAAAACCATGTTCTCGTTTACCGTGTTCTTCTCAAAGACGAGAACCCTAACACCGATTTCCGGCAATCGGTCATGTACACTAATCCATTCATTCATAATCATGTTCTCACCTCTTCATTTTCGTTTCGATTTTATCCAGCTCGGTTGCAATCCACCAGATGGAGCAGCAGCTGTCCCACTGCCGCCACCAAGCGCACTTTTCTTTCTCGCAGATGCACCGACCAAGCGGATTGCTGGTCATCTTCATCGGGCAGTAAAGTTCGTTGTCCATCAGTATTCCTTTTCGATATGAACCCTTGCAATGCCGACCATTGTATCATCATGGCATTCCATAATCCTACCGTGACGGAGCGACACACAGTTATATGTAGTGCCACCGTAAAAGCCGGAATTGTCAGTAACCTCGCTTGTCTTCATAAGAAGTTCGCCGTTGTAGTAAAACGGCTCTCCTTCTTTTAGCGAATCAAAACGAACTCTCTTCTTGCTATGCTCTCCACGAATTTCCATGCTTACCTCCACCCCATCACAACAGCCGTACAAACGACCAGACACACGTTGACGAACAGCCAGACAAGCATTGCCTGACGCTTTTCAAACAGGTTGTCTGCCGCGTCCTTGATTGTCCGTTCAGACTGAACCACCACCGCCAGCAGGACTAGGCAGACCAGCCAGCGAGTTGCAAATTCAAACATTGTTATCCTCCATCAAATCGTACCGATGCTCTGACAGCCTTGCAGCGTTCTGCAACCGTGCGATTGCAAGCTGTTCCTTGTCATTCACCTTTCACCTCATACCCAACGCAATGGGTTTCTTCTCCGCAGATTGGACACTCTGGGAGCTTGCATTTGTTTACAACGGCGGTAGCAAAATAGTGGTCATGGATTTCGATTTCAGTTCCGCACAAAGCGCATTTGTATTTTGCATTCAAAATTTGGTCGTCAACATTGGTTTTCCAAAGGATTTCATTGATTTGCTTATGTGAAAGAACTGCCATTAGCTCCACCTTTCCCTCAGCTCTTTTTCGATCTGTTCTGACTTTGCGGTGATGTAATCCGCAAACTCGTCAGGGGTCATGTCCTCGTTCTTGAACTGCCCAACCATCTCCCAATACCTGTCACCAATTCGGACAATTTTCTGCACCTGTTCATCGGTCAGGTCTGCATCGCACCGAAGGTTCTGAATCAGTGCGCCCCATGTGGCGGCTATGCCATCCAGAGCCATGTGGAAGCCGTACAACTGGTTCTGCCGTGCGATTTTTCGGAGGTTGGTCGGCTTGACCTGTTTACCGCACAGAGGGCAGTTTCCGAATTTATTCATCCGACTGCTCCTTATCGGTGGAAAGCTCGAATGTAACTTTTAGCTTCTTGTTTCCAATAACGCCCCACACCTTTTCGAGCTTCGTTTTGTCGGAACGCTCCATTTCAGTAATAAAATGAGACAGAACAGCGGAAACTGCTTCATCGGTCACATTAGACTTGCTTCTCCATAACTGTAATCCATCTTTCCGCTGCTTCATCATCGTTCCGGCATAGATGGTTCCGAATAGCCCACATCCAACATGATATTCAGCCATTTTTATTCTCCTTTGCTTCAAGGCGAGAGAGCCAACGCTTGTATTTAGCGGCTTCAATTTCATACTTTGCGTTCCAAAATTCGCATTCGGAATCGAGGTCATCTCCAAACCAAGCATCGCATAAAACATCGACTGCGTTACTTATGTCCGCAAATTCTTCCATCAGATTTGCTTCACACTCCGCAACGCTCTTCGGTGTCGGGTTCGTGCCATCCAGCGCACGGCGCAGCTTCAACGCAGCCTGTGCCAGTTCAGATGCTTCTTCTGCCAACTGTGCCAAGATTTCCGTCTTGGGCAGAATGTCTGAAATTTTCTTTTGCATAGCTCTACCTCTTTCAGTAGTATTCAATTTCAACCATTGAAGTGGATACAAGCTCAAATCGACCGTCTCCAAGAGGTATTTGGAGTAGTTTGTAATCTCTTGCACTAGAGATCGGAATCAGCTCGTTAAAGCTTTCCACCGTAATGGTGTACTTTGGATGCCGTGCGCTACCGTAGCCTACTTTTTCAATTTCCGGGGAATAAACTGTAACATGGTAGCAAGGGTGGTCAGCAATTTCAGTTTTAGTTTCAGCATCAGCAGATGTTGAACCACAGGATGTAAATAACAGTGTGAGTGACAGTGCCAGAATTGTAATCACAAGACAGACAAAACGATGATTGCTCACTTCTGCTCTCCTTTCAGCCAGTCGTTCAGCTTTGCCATGCAAGAGGGGCAAAGAAGAATGCTCCACCCTTCTTTCCCGTCAATTATTGGCCGAACTTCAATTTTCCCATTCATTTTGTTCCATTTGTTCCATTCTTCAAGCGTATACGTTTCGCCACACCTATCGCATACCATTGTCATTTTCATTCTCCAATCTCTTTAGCAGCCCATCCACGTCATACCGCAAATGGACACGTAGCCTTTTTGCTTTGACCTCTATCCCCTCTTGCTCTGCCCACTGCCAAGGGATGCTCTTGCGGCTCTCATTGTATCGGAACGCCAGAACCTTGTTGGCAGGGATTGCAAAGGTGCGGTTGACCGCCCTGTAATTGACTATCACATGGGCGGTCTGACCACTGTACCCCATTGCATCCACCATGTCCGTGATGTGCTTTTCCTTGCGGTATTTGCACTTTGCCTTGTCGTATTTACCGAACACCTTTTCCAGAGGAATAGAGGGCGTTTCAATGGTTTTCAGCTCAAACAGGTGGTTCATCGGGTAACGGTATACGAGGAAGTCGCAGATATTGTCGATGGAGAAGGACAGGTTCTCGTTGCCGCCGTAGTAGGTGGCAGCACTGTCTTTCAAGCGGTAGCACCACGCATCGGATGGAACAGATGCTTTGAAATCTGCTTCAAACTGCTTGCCGGTGTTCATTCGTTGTCCTCGCTTTGATTATGAATCGTCTGAATCCGTTCGATTTGATGCTTTAGGTTTTCGTACTCGTCAGAGCCAAATCCATACGAATCACCGAGAACTTGAAGAACGTCCTCAACTTCCACAATGTGCTTGGCATTCACTTTTTTGGAGTATCGTATGTTCCCTTTCTCTATTTCTTGCATGACGTATCGAATTTGCCAGTTAGAAAACCATCCTCTGCTTATGAGCTGTTTTCGATGAAATACGAATTTTTGCTTTATAAGTTCGTCAAACGAGTTGATGCGTTCACCCGGCTCGTATTTCCTGCTCATTTATTCTTCACCATCTTCATCGTTCACGATTTTCGGAATTGGCATCCAGAGTCTTACCTTTCCTCGATTATTTTCTTCCGTCCACTTTCCGTCCTTAAACTCTCTCGTTGAAACACAATCGTCCCAATGCCAAAATTTGTATACAGCAAAGTAGATTCCATCTTTTTCTGGTTGCAAATCTTTCACGCTAATCCATCTTTGGGTCGGATTTATCGTCGGAAGTTCTTTCAGATGTTCAAGTTCGGCTTTCCACGCATCAACAGACGGAAATCGAATGCCAACTTCATCTCTCCTTGCCAAATTGATAAGCCCGGCTAGGTACTTTTCCAGCGGTTCAACGTCAACAAGTCTCATCCTCGTTCACCTCTAAACCCACGAAACATGAGTTGCCTCGTCAGCGGGCTTTTCCATTTCCTTCATGATTCGCTTGTGCTCCTTGACCGTCATGTTATTCGGTACAAAGCACTCGTCTATACGTTTGAACGGATACATATAATGTTTTATAGTATCTTGTGCTTCTTTTCTTGCCTTTTCGGCGCACAGTTCGATGTAATCATCTTCCGTCATGTTGTAGTCGGTAATGCAATCAACAACCGAAGAAAACCTGCACAACAGACCATTAGGCTGTCTTGCAATAAAAGCTCCCATTTATCGTTCACCTCTAAATTCACTTCCGAGAAATCGTTTCTTGCCACGCTCCCGGTGCTTGCCCTCGTAGTTGCGGTGGTACACGCTTTGGCTATAATTCAGCTCATGCACGAACGCCTTGCGCTCCTCGAAGTCTTTCTTCTCTGCCTTGTACTTTTCGCAAGTGTCGTGGCAAGCTTGGTGGCGTGATGTGCAGTTGAGACAACAGGTAATCATTCTTCGCCAAATCTCCTTTTTGTAACGGCAATGGGAAACTCTTCGATTTCGGAAGCCCATCGTGCCGTACCATTTCCATAGGTCTTTTGCCAGACAAGTGGGAAGCCGCCTATACCATCGAACAGACTGCCTAGCGTAGCATTTTCGCTCAGATAGGGTTTCATCTTCTGCGCAATCCAGAACCACTGCGGTAGAGCAATGCTGTTTCCGAGTGCCTTGTATCGTGGGCTGTCAGCGTACTTGTGCTTCTTACCCTTTGTGTCTACCCACTCTCCGATATCTGTCCAGCCGTCTGGGTAGCCTTGCAGGCGTTCGCATTCCGTTGGGGTCAGTCTGCGGACGATCCACCGTATTTCTGTTTCCGTTAGAACCGACTGCTGATTTTGCCCCGCTTTTTCTCTTGCCGCCAGCGCCGGAAATGTTCCGTTCTCGCTATATATCCTCCTAGCCTGATTGTCCCACGGCGTCAAGCAGTCTTTCGGTTCTGTCCCAATCGCTGTATAGTCCGTGACCCGGCTTTCATGATCTCCCGTAATGGTCGGAACTGTCTTTCCATTTCCATTACCTCTTGCGTCATATACCTCCACAACAATAGATGGTGTATGTGCACTAGCTGCCAGAGGATGGCACGGGTCGCCCCAGCGCGGATGGCTTCCGTTTTGCGGACTTGTTATCTGTGTTGTGTCAAACGGCATCGCGTCAATAATCCCACATCTGACCAGCATATCGTTGTAAGCATCCTGTCCATTGTAGCTTCCAGCGTGAGCGCCGGGCAAAAGGGTTCCTGTTTTGTCTTGAATCGGCATCGGCTGAACGATGGCAAGCCCACCCTGATTCTTCGTTGGGTTTGCGTCAGAGCAGTCCAGCGTTTTGCTCACATTTGTTTCATTGAACCCACTGCGCGGATTTGCTGATTTCATGCTGTTGCTTGACAACGGATTTATGGAATACGCAACTGCATGACGGTCGATCGTGTTCAACGTATAGCCCACTTCTTCTTTTGCGCCCAAGCCGTTCGCCCCTGCCGTATCGGCGCGGTCAACAATGTTTCCTGCAATGCAATAACATATGCCGTGTTCATGCCGCGCCTGTAGGGTAAAGGCCGGGTCTCCATTCTTTCCGACTCCAAGACCTGTTTTTTCTCCCATCGAGATGTGTCTTGTGGCAATTTGTGTGTTTATTGGGATTATCTCCCCGGCTTGTACCAGCTGGAAAAGCGTCTGGTCTTGGAGGGTCGATAGCGTCCCGACTTTTTCTGTTTGTACAAGTGCGCCCTTTCCACCTCCGGCACAGCCAGAGCGGATTTTAAGAGAGTACGCAGCTGCTTCTCTGCTTTCTCTCTTATCCGTTCCTTCCTCTCGTTCAGAGCAGCCAGCTTCTCTCGTCTTATCCGTTTCTGTTCTTCCGCAATCAGCATCTCCATCGCCTTTGCGGTCGTGCCCGGTTCCCACCACTCCATCATTTCCAGCAGGGCAGTTTGCAGTAAGTCCGGCAATTTCTTTCCACGCCGGGATGCTCTCCTCAGGATTCCCTGACACGCCCGTGCGCTCAAATAGTATTTCAGAGGCGCGTTTGCCACCAAAATCTGCGACAAGAGCGATTCGCTTTCTACGCTGGGGGACTCCCCAATATTGAGCATCGAGCTGTCTCCAAGCCAAACTCCATCCGTTTCCGGCGATTGCTCCGGCTTTGCTCCATCTGCCCCCCCTACCCGAAGGTCGAGGAATTGAAACGTCTGGCTGTTCAACGCGGGCAAGTTCTTCCAGCACGGCTCTGAAATCTTCTCCTCCGTTGGAACTGAATGCTCCGGGTACGTTTTCCCAAACAGCGAAAGTTGGATACAGTCCATTTGTGCTTGACCTCATTTCCTTTATAATCCGAACCGCCTCCATAAACAGCCCGGAACGCTCTCCTGCAAGTCCGGCCCTGCGTCCTGCAATGGACAAATCTTGGCATGGGCTGCCAAATGTAATGCAATCCACCGGTTCTATCTGGTCGCCGTGAATCTTTGTAATGTCGCCCAAGTGCTTCATCTTTCTAAACGCCCGTCCAGCCAGATAGCACAGCTCTTATATAAGGTAGGTGGTCAGTCTCTAATGAGCCAATGGTTTCCGTTTGAATCAATCCCGGTCTTGTAATTTCGCTTTTGACGATTATTCAAATAGCCGTTATTTTTTCCCAAAAATTTCGAAGCGGCTCTCAATGTTCCAAAGTAATGAATCTCGCCAGTTGGAGATATGAGCGCGACATCTTTACAGCACTTTTCAAAAAGGCCTTCTTGGAAGCCCTTCTTTACGTTTTCTCCAATAGTCACCCATTCCAAATTTTCGGGAATGTTGTTTGACGGATTGCCATCAATATGGTTTACTGTCAAATTTGGTTCGTATCCATCAACCCAAGCCATAGCGACAAGCCTTGAAACCAACATAGTTTTATGAGAGCCGCTTTTCCAAAGTTCAACTCGTTCATCTGCGTTCCCTTTTGAGTCTCTGTATCTTCTTTCTGTTTTCGGCTTAATAATTCTTGTTTTCCAAACTCTGACTTTATACTTTGCAGAAGATGTTGTTTTACCCGGTGCGCTTCTGATTCTTCCAAGATTCGATGCTTGATAAAACCCCTCATATCCCGGAATGTCTTTCCAAAGTTCTTCCATCGATTCCTTTCTCGCCTTTTGTTCCGGTAGCGTAACCGTTAGTCAAAAGGGAGCGAACCATCCGGCTCTTCAATAAGGGAGAAGTCATCGTTCCCGCCCTGCGAATAGTTTTGCTGCGTGTTCTGCGCCCGATCGGTGAGCTTGCTGTCAAACTTGCCACCGCAGAAGTCAACCTTGTTCGCCATAATTTCCGTTGCGGTGCGGTTGTTTCCCTGCTTGTCGATATATTTCCGGGTCTGGATGCTGCCAGTCACCAGAATCAGGCTGCCCTTCTGGAACCACTTGGAAACGAACAGTGCCGTATTACCAAATGCGGTGCAGTTAAAGAAGTCGGTTTCCTTCTGACCGCCGCTCTGACGGTCGCAGGCAATGCTGAACGTGCAAACATCCTTGCCAGACTTCGTGACCTTAGCTTCAGGCGTGTGAACCAGACGCCCCTGAATTGCGATAGAGTTAAGCATTGTTTAGCCCTCCTTCGGCTGTTTCTGGGCACAGTCCCAACACAGGACACGCCCAAAGCGTTTCTTCGTGCTTCTTGCAGTTTCCAGCGGAGTAACTGTGCGGTTGTTGTACTGAATAGGCTGCAACTGCTTTCCGCAGCAAGCGCATGGGGGGATGGTTTCCGCTTCCGTTTGCTTCTGCGCAGGCTTGTTTGACCTGCTTGTGGTCTGCTTCTGGTACTCGTCTGTGTCAGCGTCCTTCGTATCGTCAATGCAGAACAAACCGTTCAAGGCGTACTTTCTGGCGTAGCTACTAGACGTTCCAGTCACCTGCGCTGCATCCATCTTAGTTTTTTGCTCCGGTTCTCTTGCGTAAGCAGTAACCGTTACGCATCCACCATCCAGAGTTTCCACCTTTGCGGTCGCTTCGATGTAATGCCACCCCTCTAACACTTTAGGTTCATCCGAAAGGGTAAGAAGCAAACCGTGTTCTTTCAAAATTGGTTTGACTGCTTCCAAAATGTCCTCACAAGAGCGATACTTGTAACCGCCAAATGTGTTCATCTGCCCCTTCGGGGCTTTCAACTCTGATTGAACAGCCATCAGAGCTTCATGGATTTTGCTGTTATCCATTAGTTGTTCTCCTTACTCGCTTCTTTTCTCGCTTTACGGCAAGCCGGGCAACGCTTAGGCAGTGCCATGTTATGCGATTCAAAGAAAATACGCTCTGCACGAGAAATCTTGAATACTTTTCCGCAGTCACGGCAAGTTTTCTCAATGCTTGTGCTCTCGTCCAGCGAAGCCCTTATTTCGGCTTTCTCAATAGCAAACGTTTCCTTGAATCGGTCATCAAAGCTCCTAACGAGTATATGTTGCGGTGCGTAACCGTTCTTGCGGAGCGTCTCTTCCAAATTGTCCCTTTTGCAGCTTGCGCAAAGAGTTTCCGTGCTGTTCGGGAACACTGAAAAAGGCTTATTGCACTTTTCGCAGTGCTTGATTTCTTTCTTGTATTTGCCCATTTTTCTTTCCTTTCTTCGGCTTCATTAGGCTTCATTGTTCTTACTTCGGCTTAACTTGGCTGTACAAAATCAATCTCCCCAGCACACGGAATCCGCTTCATCTGGCCGCTGCCATTCGGGTTCTTCGTCCGCTCTGGGTGCGAAGTAGTAGTCATCGGGCGGCTCAACCACGCCACCAAACCGATCAAAGCAGCCGGAGCAATCGTACATCTCGTTCATACCGTGCCTCCAAGTTTCAGGATTTTTGCCTTCATCTCTTCCACAAGGGCTTCCAACTGAGATATGATATATTTCATCTTGCTGAAGCTCCTCGTTACGGAGTCCCACTGATCCATATCTATTTCGACTGTATTCCATGCATGACCGCAGTTTTCGCAGAGTCTCCGTCGGATGATGTTGTCTTCGCATGATGTGCTGCGATAGATTTTGATTTTCTCGCTTCCGCATGTCGGGCACTTCACTTGACATCCCTCCACTCGTTTGTGTGATGCGGGATGCGCTTGATTTTCCGGCTCTCTTGCTCCATGCGCTCGTTTTCGGCGCTTACGCCAATTGCGGCCAAAATAAGAGCTGCAAAAAGCATCGCCAGAGCAAGGAACGCGTATCCGAGCATCGCCCATCCGCCAGCAGCACCTTCAATGGCGTTTCCGCATCCAAGAGCTACGATAGCAAGCGAAATGCTCATACAGCACAGCACCGTACCTTTAACTGTTTTCATCTCTCTTCACCTCTTTCAAAATAATGTCGAATCCGTTCGTTTTTTTCTCGTTGATGACTATTTTTGCATTCAACGCCTTTGCGATTTTTAGAAGCGTATCGACCCGAACGGAACTTTTCTGCTTCTTTCGCTTGCCCAAGATGCTGTAAATCGTTGGTCTTGATATTCCCGATCTACGGCTAAGGTCGTTGATGTTGAAGTACCTGGCTTTCATTGCATCTTCCAGCGTCATGCCTTTTTACCAACGCCGAAAATCCAGATGGTTGCCATCAGAGCGCCAACACCAATGATGTACCATGTCGCCTTAGCTCCGACCAGAAGCTCGATATGATGCACCAACCAGAAGTTCAGCAGAAACGTTGCAAGAACCAACGCTAAGACAATGCCCCAAATCAGGACGATTTCCACGAGTGCTTTCATCTTTGTCCTTTCTTCGAATGTGCTCCAGCCGTTCCTTCTCACGGCTGTGCCAGCGGATTTCCCGCTGACCGTAATATTTACCGTTCATCGGGCGGTTCCACCTTCCCCTGACTAAGCAACGTGCTGTAATGTCCGTAGTTCATTCCGAGCGACTTTGCCTTGTCGTTTATTTGCTTGATACTGTATCTAGGTGGAGTCTGCCTTTGCTTTTCTGGCAGCTTGAATTGATATCCAGCCGGTGCGAATGACCTTTCGGCCTTTCTGGCACAGTCTTTGTGGTACTTCTGGTCTGGTGTTTTCTTTACCATCGTCTTACCGCACCACGCACAGAGACCCATCACTCGTTCGGTTTTGCCCTTCCGACGTCTCCATTTCGCTTGCTGTTCAAGCTGGACGTTGTGTGCACATACGGCACAATACTTCTGGTTTGCGTTCGGAGCTTCTAGTAGCGCTCCACAGCGAACGCAGAATTTATTCATCGCGTTCACCGTCTTTCTCTCTGGCTTCCCGGTTATGCCGTTCAAAGCACTGGTTCAGCATCTTTTCCATCCAGAACACCTTGTTGGCATCGTTTCGGGATACTCCAGCAGCCATTGCCAGCTTTAGTCTGCGCTTGTGGCTTTGCGCTTTACGAAATTTCATCACCAGCACTCACCAGCCTTTTTGATGATGAACGCAGGCACATCCCTGCCGGTAGTCCGACACAGGCAGACGCACTTGGCAACCCAGGTATCAAAAGAAGCATAAGGGATGCAGCACGTTGCATTCCGCTTAAAGCTTTCATCATCCGGTTTACTAAGCCAAACAGAAACCGCCTTGTAACAGTACGCTTCCGTAACTCTGCACCATTCAATGCTGTACCCATCCAAGCACAACTGTTCCATAATCTTCATTGCCAGACGCTTTGCTTCGGCAAGTTCCTCTTCTGTCCACTTCAGTTTGTCCGCTTCGTAAGCGTCCACCGCCGCGTCAATGGCGAATTTTGCATCATCAGGATGCTCAAGGTCTACCTTTAATGTGATAATCTTCTCCATGTTCAGTCCTCCGCTTTCTTGGTTTTCTTTGCTTTCAAGAAGAGGTTTACGAAGTAGACTTGGCCACGACCGGAAATCTTTGGAGTGCGGTTGATAGAAATGTGGTCGCTGTGCTGAATCGTGGTTTCTTTGATTTCAAACAGCCCCATCTCCATACTCCGCTGCGTTGGCAAGTTGTAATCGCTACGTTTCGGGTCTTTGATAAGATAGCCGTTCTTTCGCATCCAGTCGAACAAACGGTTCTGACCAATGTTGATTCCATTTTGCGAAAGCAGCTTTGCAAGCTCACCAACGAGAATGGATTTTTTGCTTGCTGAAACTGCGTCAGCAAAAAGCGCTTTCGGCTTCATGGTTTCAATCTGCTTGTCCTTCTCTTCCAGCTCTTCGTGCGCTGCGATCAGTGCGGTTGCAAGAAGCTGCGACCGGGTAAGCTTCGGCTGTTCGGTCAGCTTCTTCTCCATCTGATTGAAAGCGTCAATATACTTGAGCTTCCACTCAAGAGCAGCCTTTCCGGTAAAGCCCATAGCCAGAAGGGTAAACCCGTCACGGTTCATCAGGTAAGCCCTCTGTTCCCTGCCGTAGCTGTCCGGCACGGTGGTTTCAAAGAACATCTCCCCAAAATTGGGGACATCTTTTTTCATTGCGTCAATGTCACGCATAACGTGGTCGTGACGTTTTTCGAAGTTGTCTGCAATCTGGCGACTAGATGCTACCGGCTCGCCGCTTTGCATAGATAAGACAATGTCGCTCATTTTCCCTCTCTTTCATTCAACAGTTCTTCCAGAGCTTCTCTCACCTTAGTTTCCGCATTTTTAGGCTCACGCTTACCGTTCAGGATTTTCCCCAAGTATTCCGGTGCGCATCCCATTTTTGCAGCAAGCTCTCTGATTTCGATGTTGTTAACGTGAAGCGTTCCCACAACATCGCCTGTCCACTTAGGAAGCAAATTTTTTCTCCTTTCTTGTTCTAGTACTTGAACTTTTTGAAAGAATATGATAATATTATGGTGTCAAGCAAAAACATTATCGAACGTTCTTCTATTTGTTCAAAACCTTTAATTTGTTCTACCGATTGAACTCGGTATCTTTATTAAAGCACAAGTAGTAGAACTTTTCAAGTGTTTTTGTTCAAGTGGTAGAACTTTGTCATCTTGTACAAACGCTGGAGGTATGTTTTGTGTTTTTTGACAATTTCGTAAGTCTATGTGAGCAAAAGGGAGTAAAGCCGTCTCGTGCTTTGACTGAAGCTGGCGTTCCGAAATCTGCTTATAGTTATTGGAGAACCGAAGCAGGCGCAGGAAACGATGCAAAGCCGACCAATCAAAATGCCGTTAAGCTGGCACAGTATTTCAATGTTACGGTTGACTACCTTCTCACTGGCAACCAAAAAGAAAACCCGCCCCAGCAGCCGCAAAGTGAAGTCGATGCAGCAGTGGAACGGATTCGGAAAAAACTTGAATCTATGCCGAAAGAACAGCGTGAAGCTCTGATGAACCTGATCGAGAAGATGTGAGGTAAGCCCGTGTATTACTTGTTGTGCGGATGCGCCTTTTGCTTCTGGTTCATGCAAGCCTTGTTAAAAGGCAATGACCGTGCTCTATATGGCAACGGCAGAAAATATCGTTACCGTAAAAGAAAGAATCACTGGTTTTAAGCGAGGTGGAAGATGAAAAAGTACAGCAAAGAAGAACTTCTTAACGATAAAAGCAGTCACATGGGTGCAAGGTTTATGTACTCGTTCGGAATGGCTTTCATCATATTTTCCTTTCTTTTCCTGATGTATTCAACCACTGCCTTTATCATTTGTATGGCGGTTGGTCTGTTTTTGTTCTTTAAGGGAAAAAAGGAATACAATCTTTTTATAGAGAAAAATAAGCTAAAGCAGAAAATGTACACAACGCCTGTAAAGGCAAAGATTGTTGCTTCTGGAATTAGCAAGAAAGCTGGAAGCGCTGCCGTTCGCACAGCGATTGGCGGTGCTGTTGGCGGGCTTCCTGGTGCTATTTATGGCTCTGCTACTGCAAAATCTAAAGCCGATGTGACGTTCTATGTCACCTACGAGGACGGGCACAAGGCATCCGAAACCGTAAGCGCAAATTCTTCTAGGTTCAATGAGCTGATGAAAGTCTGTGAAGATTGACCCGGTAAAATAAAAACCCCTTGTGCCGGGCTGGTGTAGCTCTGTGCAAGGGGTTTTCTGTTATTCCAGGTCTAAGGCTTGCTCCGCTGCCGGAATCTTATCAGGGTGTTCCAACAGCCATGCGATAAACCTGTCAATCTTAGCTCTTTCTTGTTCGCTCATTGCAGCATATCCTCCCGATCAGTAAATACGATTGTTCATTTGATATGATTATACATCTTTTGGTTGTGTAGTCAATATAATTTGAACAACTTCGCAAAAATCGAATGTTTTCTTCACATCCGTTACTTTTCATCAGGGAAGCCACGAGCGTTCAAGTCAAAAGGGACAACGCCTATCCATCTTTCCTCCAATCACAGCTCTACGAGCTGTCCGTCAATGCGTTCGATGTTATCTGCCGGGTCGCGTCCATCGTCTAAGGCGGCTACGGCACGTTCCAGGATGCCTTTCGCTTCGAGGTAAGCATCTTTATCAGCTTCGTATCCAGAAAGGCTCAGGACAAGCTCCAGCGTCCGTCTGCGAGCGTATGGAATAATTAGAGCATCTACGGTTCGGTTCATTCGTTTTCCTCCCACGGTTCAGGTGTGTGTGGCTCCCCATCGGGAACGCTGGCAGGCATTCCGTCGATGATTGGCATACGTTCATGGTTCCAGATTGCAGTTTCTTTCATTTTGTGTTTCCTTTCTATTTGGAATTTTTTGACAATACAGTTATACCACATCTCGCTGTTTCATTGAAACAGCGAATTTTTTCAATTATTGTTTCACGTTTTGAACAATATATCAGTTGAATTTCTTTGCTTTTGTATCATTTTGTCGAAAGAGGGGTATTTATGGATGATTATAGGATACGAGTGGCAAAAGCGTTAGAGATGGCAAGAGCAGAATCCGGACTTAGCCAACAGAAGCTTGCGAACAAAATGGGTATAGGCCGAACATCCATTTTTCGTTATGAGCAAGGGACAATGACCCCAGATGCTTCTACTATCATAAAATGGTTTGTGTGCTGCGGTGTTGCGGCCAAGCCGTACATAGACACCTGTTTGCATCCCGGATTATTGGAAAGTCTGGCTGGCGATGCCAGCACCGAGAGAAAGAGAGATGCGCTGATAGAGCATATCAAAGAAGCCCATCCACAAGAAATTGACTTGCTGTGCTATCTGATTTATGGCAATCACGGCTCAGATTACCTTGCCGTTCTGTGCGAAATGGTAGCCAACCTTCACACGACTTTGCGTGATCGCGTGTCCGTCTGCCGCACCGTCACAGGTCATTATGAAATGGCACAGGCCACCAAAACCGACCCAGACCCAGACGGAACACAACCCAATATGCAGATTTTATATCAGGCGCAGGACTGTGGGGAAGCTGCGGCCATGAAGCGAAACGATTCTTATACCATCAACGAAGAAAACATTTTGCGCTGATTGTCGAATTATCGCAGTTTTTAAGGGACATTTTGTCCACTTTTTGTACACCTATCGGTTAAATTTACCTTGTCATTCCGTCCCCCATAGGTTGTAAATCGACAACATTCGCACGGAATAAATAACGCATTGGCGTTAATTTATTGTTTGCGATTGAGTGGTTCGTCAATCCGTCCCCCATAACACCGGCTCAAAAGTTTTTCATCCACTTTTTGTACACGTTAGATGAGACTAATTATTGCCGGAAAGACTTTATTCAGCAAATGGAAGGTTGAGTTATCCACAAGCTGGAATGGAAAAACAAAGAAATTGTTGAAAATTATCGTCATCGTCTATTTAACGATGATATTTAACCTCTTGTTTATTTCTTGTTTAATATATAATAGGTAGATGGGGGACGAAATGACAAAGCATGGGGGACATTTTGACAAGTCATGGGGGACGTTTTGACGACCATATGGGGGACAAAAAGACAAGTCACGGGGGACAGAATGTATTGACTTGTCCCCCGTGATGTGCTATACTCTACTCAAGCAAATGGGGGGTGAAAAAATGCTACTTGGAAAAGAGAACCAGAAGTGGGATTTTTCAAAGGAAGAGATGTTTGCCATCAAATGGTTTGAGGAAAACGGATTCGAGGTCGAACTGAAAGAGCAATTTGTTTCAAAAACGAAATTTATTGTTCGGAAAGATGATGTTGTAGATAACTTCGATTTGACGCAAGGCCTGAAGAAGATGAACGTAAAACAGTATATGCAGCAGTATGAGCGTCAGTTCGAGCTGTTAAAGCAAATAAAGGAAAAGGTGCCTACCTGATGGCGAAAGTATCAGAAAACAACCTTGTTGAAAAAAGCAAATCCCTTGTATGGGCAAAGTTCAGGGACTACACGGCAGGCGAACTTCGGCTGCTAGAGGTTTACTTGTCAAGAATAAATCCGAGAGACCCAAGCAGCAGCCGTGTGGAGTTCACTTTGGCGGAATACAGGGAGCTTCTTGGACTGAAAAGCCTTGATGCACGAAGGATTGAGCCGCAGATCAAGCACTTCTTAGGCAATACGGTGTCGATTCCCATTGACAAAGAGAAGGGCACGTTTGAAAGCTTTGTCCTTTTCACAAGGGCAAAACTGGACTATGTGCCAGAAACAAGGTCTTATGTTGTGGCAATCACCTGCAATCCTGACCTTCGTCCTATCTTCTTTGATATTGCCGAAAGCGGGTATGTTCGGTATCGTCTACGCTACACATCACGGATGAAATCACAGTACAGCATCTTGCTTTATTCGATTCTTCGGGATTGGATGAACATGGACAATAAGCCACATGAAATCAGTCTGAAAAAACTGAGAGAACAGCTCGGTGCGATGGAAGCAAGCTACGATGTTTACAAGAACCTCCGCAAACGAGTGCTTGACGTTGCAGTAGACGAAATCAATGCTGTGTCTGACATTGTTGTGACCTACGAACCAGTCCTTGTGGCACGAAAAGCTGTGGCAGTCAAGTTTAAGCCCAAAATTAAAGCGTCTGAGACGCTGATTGAAGCGCAGGCAAGCGAAGTGCTGACCGAACCTCAAAAAGCCGCAAGAAAGCCCCGCAGAAGCGGATACGAGGATTTTGACTGGTCTATGTGCGACGAACTGGAAATGCAAGACTGCATTGACGTGGCAAAAGTGGTTGAGAAGTGGATGAAGAAAGAGCATCCTGAAATCAAGCTGCCGAGACGCAGAGAAGCGGTTTACGATACGGTGAAGGCAGCGTATAAGGACATCTTATCCTTGAGCAGAACGCCGTTCCCCGACAGACCTGTTGGCTATCTGATTAGAAGCGTAGACAAAGCGGGCGTTGTGGATAGATATATGCCTGCTTTCTATTCCGTTGAAGCCTTGCAAGAGCAGTCAGACGCAGCGTATTAAGCAGAAAGGAGCGGTATGAAGAAGCATGAAATTGTGTGGTATTCCGTTAAAGATGATGGAATGCCAACACCAGAAATCATTGAAAGAACGAAAGGTCGGTTCTTGTGTTCTGTAAAAACGACCTATCTGAAAGATGAATCTATAACGGCAACAAACACAGTTGCAGCGTTTATTGAAAAAGGCGAGTTTGTAAACACATCGTTTCAGAGGTTGAACATTTCTTCGGACGCTTGCTTTATTGCAAGAGTGGTAGCGTGGGCAGAAATGCCGATATACGAATAAAGAAAGAGTGATAAAATGGCAAAAATTATAGCTGTCGCCAACCAGAAGGGCGGCACAGGAAAGACTACCACAAGCACCTGTCTGGCTGGCGCGTTGCAGCTGCTTGGCAAGAAAGTCTTGCTGGTGGACTGCGATGCCCAGTGCAACGCAACGGACACCTACGGCGCACAGACAGAGGATGTTTGTACTCTGTTCGATGTAATGACCCGGCAGGGCACGGTAGAGGAAGGAATCCAGCACTGCGAAGCCGGTGACATTCTGCCGTCAGACAACGCATTGAAGGACATTGACGAGCAGCTTGTGCGGGACATTGGCAAGAACTTTCGGCTGCGTGAAGCGCTGGAATCCGTGTCAGAACAGTACGATTACATTGTTTTGGACACTCCCCCACAACTTGGCCTTGCACTTGTAAACGCTCTGATCGCATCAAATAGTGTCATTGTTCCAATGACCCCTGACCGCTACGCTGTGGCTGGTTTGAGCCAGCTTTCGCAGACCATTGGTGACGTTCGCAGATACTTCAACCCGACCTTGAAGATTGAAGGTCTGCTTCTGAACCAGTACAAGAGCCGTGAGAACCTGTCCAAAGAGGTTGTAGAGCAACTTCCTGTGATTGCACAGAGCATGGGAACAAGGCTGTTGGACGTGAAGATTAGACCGTCTATGGGCGTTCGCAAGGCACAGGCAGAGCGGCACAGCCTGTTTAGCGGTGACACGGCAAAGAGTACCAGCGCAGAGGATTTCAAAGAGCTGGCAAAGAAGATTGTAGAAGGGGATAAAAATGCGACTGATTGACGGTGAAATCGTTCAGAGTGAAATTTCTTGCTATTGGGCTGGAGCTAAAAGCAAGGAAGAAAAAGACGCATATATGGACGCTCTTGTGACAGTTATGGACACAGCAGAGTTTCAAAAATGGACACCAACAAACTATGAATGGGATTTACCAAAAGAGAAGAAAGAAGTTTTGTTGGCTGACAAAGATGGAAGCATTTATATTGGCTATTATTGGAAAGGGTTATGGTGGAACAATCGGGGAATCGTAAAACAGTTCAAGCCGGGAGAAATTGAATACTGGATGCCAATTCGTGAGCTTCCGAAGAAAGTGGAGGAAATGTAAAATGAAATCAACCAGCAAAAAATCCACAGGCTTGCTTGGCGGGTTTGATTTCCAGCCTATTTTTTCGGAACAGACATTAAGCCGAAGTGAGCCAAAGGAAGAAGAAGTAAGCCAAGCAAAGCCGAACGAAGCCGAACAAGCACAGATTAAGCCTAGTGAAGCCACAGACAGCCGTACACGGCCTAATGAAGCACAGTTAAGCGATATTAAGCCGAAGCAAGCCAAAGACAGCGAAAGCCAGCCAAGTGATGCCGTGTTAGGCGAAGGCAAGCCGAAGAAGCTGAAACAGGCAAAAGAAGTGCAGCGTTTGATTGAACAGGGCAATATTCCCGGCGCACTGGATGAAGCTGGCTTAACAAAGAAAAAAATCCCGATGCCGGAATCGCATCAGGGCGTTGCAAGCGGTGATGGCAAGCGTTCAAAGCGCATTACCATTCTTATGAGCGAGGAGGAGCGCAAGTATATCAATCGTGAAGCGCGGCGACACGGTATGACGATTGGGCAGTTCGTATATGCTCTGGCAGTTGCGGCGGCAGAGGGGAAGATTGAGTTGGAGGATTTCTTAGATGAATGATAGTGAACGAAGCCTTATTCGATTTGTTTGCGATGGCGATATGCGAAACGCGCAAAAAGCCGTTAAAATCATTTTGGATTCTATATCATCCAAAAAAGACGAGCAGTTCAAAGAAAATATGTTTCGCAAGTTGGAAAGCAAAAGAGAATTTATTGAATTGCCATATAACTTACAGCATCTTTTGATCGCAGAGGATACAGAAGAATTTCCAGAAGCAAGATTCCTTCTTAGGAACGAAGAAAAAAATATAACGCAGAAAATCGTTGCTATTTATAGAGCATCTGAAAAATTGAACGAAATGGGCATTCCTTATTTGCCAGCATTGATGCTTTATGGGCAAAGCGGATGCGGAAAAACCATGCTGGCTAGATATATCGCGCATAAAGCAAAACTTCCGTTTTTGAGGATTCAATTTTCAAGTTTAGTTGATTCGCACTTGGGGCAAACACAATCTAACCTTGCAAGAATTTTTGATTATGTGAGAACTGCTCCTTGCGTTCTTTGTTTTGATGAAATAGATGCGGTCGGAATGGCTCGTGGGCAAAAAGATGACGTTGGAGAAATGAACCGTGTGGTTATTGCAATTATGCAGGAAATGGATAGATTGCCGAACAATGTCATTATTATCGGAACGACAAACCGATTTGATAGGCTTGACCCTGCACTTATAAGAAGATTTCCGTTGCAATACGAATTAAAGCTGTTGTGCCGTGCGGATGCAGAAATACTTTCCAAAAGGTTCTTTGAATATGCAGGAGCACAATATGAAAACATAGCTTATGAAGATCATGTCCCCGCATCTACTGTTATCAAAGAATGTACAGAACGAATTGTAAATCAAGTTCTGAATCAAGAGGATTTCTTGGAGGATTGACGTATGATGAGGTCGAAGGAATTTTACGAAGGAAGCATTATCCGTTTACAGAAAATGGTTAAGCGTGGCATTTGCGTTCTTTTGTTCGATGCTTTTGCCATAGCAGTTCAGATTCCGTTTATCTTTGCTGGTAAATGGGTTGCAACGCACTTGATTTTGTCCATCGCCGTATCTTTTGCAGCGGGATTTAGCTTTAACACGCTTGTAGATAGCAAAAGACAACTTGATATGTACAAGGCAGATATGGAATTGTACTATACCAAATAAAATAGCCCTTGCGTAGCCAAAACGGCCGAACAGGGGAGAAAGGAAGAATATGATGAAAGTAGAACACTCTAGCGAAACAGATTCATTGGCGTATGAAGAATGGGCTAAAGAACGGCAGGATTGCACAAATGTCAATTATGTTGAAACGGGATGTATAATTTGGCACTCTATCAAGAAAGAAGGATTCCCACCAGAACAAACTTGCGAAAAATATCTTATTTCCGTTGAGGATGGATATACGGGGAAAAGTTATGTAAATGCCGCATACTTTATCAGAAATGGATGGTTTGACAGCGTATATATAGAAGAAGGAAAAATAATACCAGAACACGATACTGTGACACACTGGGCGAATTTGCCGAAACCGGCGCAACTTCCCCAAAAGCCGAGATTCCCATTGGACAATCAAACGCCAGAAGAAAAAGAAGCTGAAGCAAAAGAAAAAGCAAAGCAACTGCAAGAAAAAATAATGAAAATGTTTGGTTATAACAAATAACAAATCCCCTGCATAGCCAATAAAGCCATGCGGGGGATATTTTTTTACTTCTCTGCGATGTATTCCCGGTAAGCATACGCTTTTCCGTCCACAGCGTCCGTGTCATCAAGGAACGCCTTTGCCATGTCAGCGTAAAAGCCCGGAGTGTCAACGGACTGCCGCTTTGCGACCTGACAATAATCCGAGTACATCATGTTCATCACAGCCCAGAAATCGTTCGGGTCACAGGTGATGTTGCGCTGTTTGGCAACGTCCTGTGTCTGTTCCAACGTCCAGTGACAACCCTTCGTGCCGTCAGCATTCACCATGCTGTCGCACCATTCCTCCGCTTCATCGTGGGTGAGGTGCTTGCGTGGCATCTTGATGGAACGGCTGTCCGCACCGCCGTGCTCATACTGCCCAGACCGCTTATCCCAGTCTCCGTTCTGCGAAAAGCCAATCTGCGGCATCTTGCGCCCATACTCTACGTCAGGGTAGCGGGGGATAGGGTAGGGGTCGATGTAGCGATTCTCCTCCTGCGGATAATAGGGATAGCGGTCGTTGCCACCTTCCAGCTTACGCAGACGGCGTTCCATCTCACGCTCCCTGCGATCGCGCTCTTCCTCAAGGCGGTCACGTTCCGGCTCACGGTCTTTGTCGTGGTCGCGGAGCATCATCATGCGGCGAAAATTAGTCTTGCCCATAATCTATACCTCCTCAGGAAATGGACGCAGGTGCGCCAGCGTGAGAACGGCAGAAGCAGCCAAGATACTTAAACGTGCCGGTGCCGGTTGCAGACGTTGCCACACGGGTAGCGTAGCGGGTGCGGGTGTGGATGCTCTCAGCGGTCGCCTGAGCGCAGTTGCAGTCGGTCAGAGGGTATGCGGTCGTGCCTGCGCCAATGGTAATAACCACAGGGGCATTGATGGTGGCCGTGTCCGGCAAGCTCTGAGCGACAACGATACAATACTTCTCTCCGTTCTGGTATGCGCCAGCAGGGATGTTGATGGTCAGAGTATCGTCGGCAAACGTGACTGCCTGACTGATAACCAAGTGCGGGCAGAGTTTGCAGCTTGTTTTGCAAGCCATAGTGTTTTCCTCCTAAAAAATCAGGGGCAGAGGTGTCTTACCCCTGCCCCGATGGTTCACCCGTTGTTATCGGGGAGTGTGTAGGTTAGCAGCAGCCGCAGCAGTTCACGCCCACGTTGGGGTTTGCCACCTGATAAGCGGGAATCGGACGAGGGTTGACCCGGTTCAGGATGGTATCGGTCTGCTGGGACATCACGGTGGTCAGAAGCGCATTCTGCCGATCCTGAGAAGCCGCGAACTTCAAGCTCTGGTTCTCAGCGGTCAGGGTGGCGATCTTATCCTGCGTGAAATAGTCCATCATGCTGCGGAAGTTGGCGTTGCAGTTGTCCACGATGGCGCGGGCGTTGTCTGCGATAGCCTGACGGGTAGCGCAGTCTTCCGTTGCGATGGTATACTTCAGGTCGCCGATCAACTGTTTGTTCTCGCAGCAGCAAGATGCCAGCTGCGTGGCAAGTGCGGTCTGACCAGCCTGCCGTGCGTTGCCCTCCTGCATGATGGCAAGGTTAATGGCGTTGTCGCCGTTGGACACGCTGCGCTCCAGTCCGTTCACCAGCTGTGCGTTCTGGTAGCCAAGCTGACAGATCGCCTGATTAGTACCAGCAAAGCCGCCCGCAATGGCAGCGTTGAGGTTGTTCATCTGTGCGAGCTGGTCATAGCCCAGAGAGCAGATGCCGCTCTGGATGCCTGCCAGAGAACGGGAAGTGTCCTGCTGGTAGAAGCCCTCAGACAAAGCCGCACGAGTATCTGCGCCGCCCTGACCGGTTGCACCGGTGCCCACCAGATAGGGGATATAGCTGTTCATGCCGTTGTCACCGCCGTTCCGACCGTAGCCGTTTGTGCCCCAGCCGAAGATGATAGCGAGGATGATAACCGCCCACAGACCTTCGTTGCCGAAGAAGCCGCCGTTGTTATTACCGCCGTCCTGCCCAGCCAGATAGCCAGTTGCAAAATCGTCCATAACAAAACTCCTTTCAGTTTTGCGTTATGCTATCCCACCACCGTATGCGATGGGCGAAGCCAAACAAGTGCGGTTTTTGTCAAGTCCGCTAAACTGAGAAGCGTTTCGCTTAGAGGGATGCGTTATTCAGCATTATCTTCATTTGGATTTCGAGCAAGCCAAAAGATGATGGCGAGAAGCATTAGCCCCGATTTGTCATTTCCGTCAAAGATATTTTTTTCGAAGTTTTTTTCAATATTTTCTTCAGGGGAAACAGATTTTGATTCTTCCATACAAGCCACCGTTATTTGGGCAGCGTCAGGTTCAGGACACTTGCCAGCTGGTTCAGGTCGATGCCACGCTCTTTGGCGAGGTTCTGTGCCATCGTTCGGAGTTGTGTTTCGTTCTTGCCCTGAATCAGGTTCAAGCCCTGCATGATAGGGGCATTCTGCCCGCTCAACTGCTGGATAAGCCCCATCGGGTTCTGCCCGGCACGAGCCAGATTTGCAAGCTGCATGATGGGGCTATGCGTAATCATGTCAAACGGAGAGGACATTGTTATTCTCCTTTCTTCGCAGCGGCAGCGGGCTTTGAAAAGCTTTTCTGCCACTTTTCCAGTTCATCCAGCCTGTGGACAAGGGCGTTATACTCCTCAATAGGCACATACTGCTGTGTCGGTGCAGCGGTCTGCTGTGCCTGTTGCGCCTGTATCTGCCGCCACGCTTCCGGGCTGTAGAACTCCTGCACATAGGATTCGCAGGTGTCAGGGTTCAGCCGCTTGCAGTAGATCACGCCGCTCCGCAGGTCAGGGCAGTAGGTCGGTCTGCCGTACAGGTCAGACGGTATTGCCAAAAATTCTTCCCTGCTAGAAACAGGTCTGCCAAGCAACCAGCCGCCGTCCTGTGCCGACTGCTGAACAGGCTGCTGCCCATTCATCGGCTGCGGACGCTGCTGCTGTGCCTGCTGCATCTGCGTGTTCGGCAGGGAAGTGGCAAGCCCTACCGTTCCCATGCCGCCGTAAGGATTGACGGGCTGCTGCGGAACATAGGGCGCTCCGGGTGTCGGATAATAGCTCATGGTTCATCCCTCCTATTGCACCCAGTGTACCGCATCGGTAGAAAACGAAGGACAACGAAGGTACAACGAAGGACAAAAAATAGCTTGCTTAGACCTTGATTAAATCTTGCTTAAAGTTTGATTATTTTAAGCAAAAAAAGCGCCCACACGGAAAAATCCGCATGAGCGCTTAACTGTTAAGGGCTTCACATTGGAAGCAAAAATAAAATATCACGTTTTGACTTGCAAGACAAGAGTTTCGACAAAACTGGCGTGAATAAAGCAAAAAATCCCCCACTTTGCTTACAACGTACCTCGCGTGGAACGCAGGGCTTCGGCAAAGCAGGGGATTTTTACTCAAAAATTTTTGTGATACCTTTCAGCCGGTATCCTATCGCCGTCCGGCTGTAATGGGTCTGTGCTGCAATGTCCGGCAGCGGAAGCCGCTCAACGTACCGCAGTAAGGCTATCTTACGGTCTACCCTCCCAAGCGGTGCGCTTTTAATGGCGGCGGTCATCTGCTGTCTGTCAAGTCCTTGCAGCGCAGCGGGCAGCACTACACGAGCCGCCGCCATAGGAAGCACCGAGCCAGAAGGGCTGCGGCAACTGTCCGGCGTTTCGTACCATCACGGGGACGTTACCGAGATGGTCAATTTCGCCGCATCTCTTGATTTCACAAAATCGTTTCTGCTCGTATGTAGTGCTTGCCATGATATCCTCCTTACAGTGTAATTTCCTCAGCGTCCGCCTTGTCTTCAGCATCACGCCGGAGACAAGGCCGCTTGCCTTGACCTTGCCCCAGTCGATGCGGCCCTGCCAGCGGGAAACGTCCATGATGTGCTTAGCCATCCTGCGCCTCCTTGTCCAGCGCAGCTTGTACGCGGGCCCGCCAGCGGGCAGGGACATCCTCAATGGTAAAAGCGCCGTCAAACTGATGCAGCTTGATTTGAGTTACATAAAACTGGATCATCCGTTATACCTCCTGTGCAGCCAGCAAGTCCAGCATGGCCGCTTCCAATGCAGCAATACGCTCGGCGGTGGAGGGGAGCTTGGCCTGCTGTTCAGCTTTTTCGCGGGCTTCAGCCTGTGCGGCCAGTTCCTCAGCAGTGTACAAGTGGTACACCCGCACCTGCTCTTCTTCGTCCCAGGCGTCTTTTGCTTCCACGCCGGGCACGTCCACCACCTTCTGCACGTCTTTGCCGCCGTTTGGGTACTCGGAAAGGGTCTCGTAGTGGCTGACCTCCTCCACGCCCGCCACAGCATCGTGGTGGATGGTCTGTGTCTTGTCTTCCAGCCAGCCCAAAGACAGGTCGGGGTTTTCCATAGGGTTGCCGTTGATGTCAATGATTTTCACGATTATATGCTCCTTTCGTTAGGCGATGCGCTTCCAGATGTAAGCGGTCAGGTAGGGCGGCATGTTGTTGTGGGCAGTAGAACCACCGGCGTACCCAGATGCAAGCCGATTTTGTACGTCATCACCCCAATACGTTCCTCCATAAAACTTCTTGAAATTCACGCCAGTGCGGCTTCCGTTCTCCCAGCCAAAACAGTACAGATTATCGATATCGATACCCTCATGTCTATGAGCTGGCATCTCAGCAACAGTCAATGCGTGTCCTGCCTCGCCGCCCGTTTTCCCCGCTGCGTAAGTATCGCCAGCGGCCAGAATAAACTTATCCTTAATACGTTCCCATGTGCCTCCCAGAAAGCTCGCAGGGCTGGTCGAGCTGGTACTCTGATAGATGCAACCTACCGGGTAAAGCTTGTTCACCAGTGCCGACCACTTGATTTTCTGGGTGTTCGTACCTTGTAAAATCAGATAGTCGTTTGCACTAGGTGCAGATGCAGTTGGCAGACTTGTAATAGGAATATTTGCCATTAAATTATCCTCCAATCTTTCTATTCGCGGTCAGGGCCTTGCTGTCTGCGGTGACAAGCACAGAACCATCCGATGCCGTCAGCACGACCAGCAGTTCGCCCGTCATGAGCTGCTGAGTCAGCGTGTCCAGATCTTCTTTTGACGCTGTTTTCTCGTCCATCTCGGAGAGAGCATCACTGACAGCACTGAGCACTTCTGCGATTTTTCCTTGACAAGCAGACAACGAGCGTTTCAGCTGTTCCAGCGAGGGGAGTTTTGTACTTGCCATGTGCTGCTCCTTCCGTTAAGACCCGAACACCTCGGTCAGCATGGCATCAACCTCGGTATCGGTCGCAAGCACCATGCCGTTCAGCTTTGCATAATCTTCCTTGGACATCAGGCCGTTTGCGGTGGTCGATGCAAGGCCATAGGTCGTGTTGGTGCCGGGGATGCCCAGGCCGGTGATGTCCTCTTTGGTGACCTTGGTCACGGCGATGACGTGGCCCAGTGCGTCCACGGTGATCTTATACAGACCGCTCGTTGCTGCGGTATGAGACGGGTGAACGTACTTGTTTGCACCCTCTGCGATTCCGGCAAGCTTGGTCTTTTCTGCGGTGGTGTAGTCGTTGGTAGACAGACCCTTGCCTGCCACCTTATCCACCTTGCCGGACAGGTCCACGGTAGTGTCGTCCAGCAGTTCCATGGTGTAGCGGTCGCCGTCACCCTTGATCTTAGCGTAGATGTCATAATGCTTGGTGGTGGTGTTCATCACCAGATACAGGATGTTCTCCTGTGCGGCATCGACTTTCGGCACTGCATCGACCTTCTGGAAGGATGCGTGGCCGGATTTGGAAATGGCGGTGTTAATAGCAGCCACCACCTGTGCGCTGGTCTGGAAGGTGCTGTCGTTGGCCAGCTGGCTGGTCTTGGTGGGAACCGTGATGTTGACGCTCTTATCGGATGCAATGCTCTGGGCGGTGCCGTTCACCTTGATGCTCTCGATCTTGTTGGCCTGTGCGCCGACCCTTTCCAGCGCGTCCAAGCGGGTCGCGAGAGCGTTGGCTTTCTGATTTTCCTTCTGAGCGAGCTTCTGGAGGTGGCCCAGTTTCGTAATGTGGTTGATGTCGTAGTCTGCCATAATGTTTCCTCTCAATCGTCAAATATTTCGTCCAGCATTGCATCGACCTCTTCATCGGTGGCAATGTGGAGTGATTCGTGTACTTCCTTGACAAACGCTTCCCATGCCGGGGTACCCGGTTCCGGGAGGATGCCGTCTTCGGTGCCAGAATTGGGGCCGACCCGGTAACGCAGGTCTGCGCTGGTCACGGTCTTTGTGCCGTCGCTGCCCTCAAAAGTGATGCACCCATTGCCGGGCTGTGCGGTCACGCTGGCGGGCACGTCCACATAGCCGTCCGTCACCAGCGAGGATGCCGGGTCCTTGCCGCCAGGCACATGCCAAAATGCCCGGATGGTCAGACCTTCCCACTCGCCGGTTGCTGCGACGGCAAGGCGGTACACGCCCCGGTTTTTGGTGTAGCCAAAGCGCACCAGCTGCTCATAGCCCGGCACTTTAACAACGCCATTGGATGCGAGAGATGCGCTTAGCACAATCATAGGGTTTGCTCCTTACTTCTTGCCCTGCATCTGATTGAGGACGTGATCGGCGTGGATGGCGGCAGATGTGAAGGAGTTGTTCTCCCACCACGCCACGAGGGAAGCGACGACGGTGATGCCGGTGGTGATGATCTGCTCCAGCTGCTCCGACTCGATGGGAAGCGGAGAGTGGCCAGTTGCGCTCAAAATCTGATTGGTCAGTGCCAGCGCAAGGACGGCGGTGCGGGCGATGGTTCCAGCGGAAATCTTGTTGTTGGTCATGGTATCAGTTCCTTTCCTTTTCTTCGAGGTCGGCAATTCGGTGATCGGCGACCTTCATCTTCTCTTCCAGCACGGGGATGCGCTGGGCGAAATTGTTGTGTGCCCGGACTTCTCTGGTCAGTTCTTCCAGCTTGGTTTCGGTCACGGCTTGGCTTTTGCTGTTTGCAATTAAAACGCCGATCAGCGTGATTGCACCGGTAATGAGGGCGGCTGCGATACTCTCCATTCGGCTTACCCCTCCCGGAGCCTGTCCAGCCCCTTTTTCGCGATAATGGCGGCGTAGTCCTTGTAAGCGTGGGAAAGGTCTGCGTTGCCCGTGATGCCCGGTACGCTGGCGGTGCTGGTGTACTGCCACATGCCAAAAGAAAAGTCTGTTTTGGGCTTGTCTTCTGGTTTGGTTTTGCTCTTGTCTCTGGGATATCTTGCCAGCCATACATCGTACTTGCGCAGTACAGCACCGCCCATATACAGCCGGGTCTCACCGAAATTGAGACCGGTGTACAGCAGAGCGTAGAAGCCCCACTGCTCGATGGTCGCCAGCGCATACGCGGTCAGGTCGGTCAACGCCTGCTTGCCAAGCTTGCGGAGCTTGTTGTCCTCCACATCCACGCAGATCGGCAGCTCGAAGGTTTTCCCGGTCAGAGCAGTCTTGAGCAGGGCAAGCTCTGCGTCGGCACTGGTATGCGAGACGGCATAGGTGTAATAGTACACGCCAACCGACAAGCCGACACGCTTGCACTCGGCATAGTTGTGCTCAAACGTCGGGTCGATGTACAGCCCGTCCTTGCGATTGGAAAACTTGCTGTTGGTGGATACCGTCTTCAGCATCACGCCGGAGACAAGGCCGCTTGCCTTGACCTTGCCCCAGTCGATGCGGCCCTGCCAGCGGGAAACATCCAAAATAGTTTTTGCCATCATGTCACGTCCTTTCTGTTAGTGGGATAAAGCCCTATTTAGTTAATTTTTAGTTCTAGCGCAGGTTCAACATTTTCACTTCCTTTTGCAATCCACGCTGTTAATATTTCTTTGCTTCTATCAATAGCTATAAACGTGGATTTATAGCCTGTTGATTCAGCGCCGTCCCAGTCGCATACATAACTTGTCAGTCCATCTTCGATATAATACAGCTCTTCGTGCGAATGTCCGTGTAATAAGCATAATAAATCGTTTTCACATTGGCTGAAATCATATTGATGAGCAATTCCGTCTGTGTCTGTATAAGTACCTTTACGCTTGTTTTTTCTGTTTTTCAAAACGTTAAATAACGCACTAAAAATTGGCTCCTCATAAGACTCCATTTTCCATGTTTGCTTTGTTCCATCTCTATGTATATTGTTATCAGTCAATGGTTGGTGATTTAGGAAAATAATATCATACCCATCATTTTTGGATAATTCTTTTATGAACCATGTAGCAACGACTGTTGGAACGCTTACCATTGGTACCCCTGAATTTGGTGCATAGTAAGGGTCAAAAATAATATATTTCACGTTATGCAAATTATCCTTCACTGTATAACAGCATCTTTTTGATTTTGCAATATATCTTGCTTTTTTAGAAGTAAAAATCCTACGTAAAAAATATTCTGTTGTGCTTGTTCCATCCCATTTATCGTGATTACCACACACACCAATATAGTTTTTTATGTATCTAATATTATTATATATTGTATCAAATTTTAAGTCATCCCAATGTTCGGTAACATCATCACCTAGGTTTATATTAGCTATTTTCATTCCATCTGTATCAATGTTGTTTACATATCTTTGCGGATGTTGAGGTGACCATCTATGACTATCGGTGCATACAAAAATTGGAATGATGTCAGGATTTTTTTTGCATACATTTAACAACATATGATACGCTTCATCAATGATTGTTTCTCGGTCACTCTCCCACCCTTTTACTCGCGGCAAAATCGCTCCGTTATGTGTGAAATTTCGATATGAAATCGAGCTGTCAAAAATAACTCCTGCTGTTTTTAGACAATTAGTGTGGCATGATATTCTCAAATATTTTGCATTAGTTGGAATCACAAATTCTGTAAATCCTGCTTTATATTCTATTTCCTGCAAAAAATTATAAGATTCATCGTATAAGGCATTGCTTTCAGAATCTTCTTGACACTCAATTACAAATTTTTTATGACCGGTTAAATCGATGTAGTCTGATGATGAATAGGCGTCGGAGCTTCGTTCAGTTCCGTCCGCATTGTTGATATACGTATATGGAATTTCGTCAAGCAGAAATTTTCCGTTGTCAGCGATTTTTAGCTTTTCTTTGTTGCTATTTATTGTTTGCATTGGAAGGACAAAGAACCGAACATTTTTCGCGATTTCTCGTTCATTGGAGATTTTCAAGTCTCTATAACCATCAGGAATATCAATGTAATTTATCCCATTTTTTAACACGAAATTTTTATATTTGGTAGCGTCGGCAGAATACATAGCGTTATATTTTGAATCAACCGGGCTGTAAACAATAATTTTGTCACCCGCAATCACCGGGATACTTAACAGGTCCCAACCATCATAACCTAAAATAGTACAATCATCTTTAATATATAAATTTTTATCGATTTTAGGATTGGTCAGATATGCTTGCTGACAAACCGCCTCTCCCACCTTCGCCGCATCCGCCGCCTTGCCGGAGATGGAGAGGGTTGGGTCGATGATTTTATCGACAGCGTTTTTCGTTGCGTTGGCAGTGGATTCAGCGTCAGCAATGCCGTTTTCCATGTGATTCAGATTTTCGGCTGTCAAAACATTGCCATTTGCAAAGTTCTGCTTTTGATAACCCATAGTCAAGATTCCTCCTGTTCTTCAGTAGTAGGTGAATAAACCAGCTGTCCGTTTTGGACTTTATAGGTTCGTAGGAAAGGACGTCCATCCGGAATGCTTTCCATATACAAAACACCTGGCGGGGCTGGCGTTGCGTTGTATGCCGGGTCAACGCTTCCAACGCTCATGATGGTTCCATCGTCTTGATAAGTAATCATGTACATTTAGCGACTCCTTATATCAATCCATAAACAGCACATGGAACACAGCAGGTATCGTGCTTATTGAATTTCACACCAACGCCGGAAGCCTTTTGGGTATAGTATCCGCCTTGCCCAAATGTTATCCCACTATATGAAACGTGGATTCTTCGGACTCTCGGATAGTCCCACACACGGCTTGCAATCGACCAAATTCCATTGATGGGAAAAACAGTATACTGTAAATCGCTCCCGTTCACTCCGCTGCCGTCCAAACCGGTGTAGTATTCACCGAACCCAATCACAATAGCGGAATACGGGCGCAATCGACCATCGTTGCAGATCACAGCGCCATCGCCAATACCGCTGCCAGGGTCGCCGTTCTCCCAAATTTTGTCCTGGCGAATGCCGGAGAATGTAATCTTTCCAGAGTCAATGGTGCAGCTTCCGCTTCCGTCTGTAATGGAAATGCCACTGTCTGTAACGACAACTTTGTTATTGCCACGAACAACACGGATGTCTTCGCTGGTGATTTGAACCTTGCCATCCCATCCTTCATGCGTGATAACCAACCCTTCACTTTCGGTAAAGGTCATCATGCTATGGAGTTCTTTTTTTGTCGCCTTCGTCTCAATGCTTTCGTTCGTCTGACGATTGGTACTCGCCTGCTGGTTGGTAACGCCGCTATTAGACTGCGTGTAAGAAGAGCTTGTGACGGTTTCACCGGCACCGGAAATAGATGTATTGCAGTTCAGCGAAAATGTGACGTTGGTTACAATCGTGTTATGGAATGCGCCGTCTTTGTCCTTGTAACGAATCATATCCATCGGGAACAAATACGGAGCAGACTTGATGGTGGCACTGTATGGACGGTAAGAGAAGCTGCCTCGTGCGGCAAGAAGTTCCTTCAACACGCCATCATACGAATTGGTTAGGAACCCGCAGTCACTCAAATCAAGCGCGTACTCGTTCGTTCCAGCAAGATAGGTGGCTTCATCACTCACGTCACAGGAAAAGCCGGTGATTGTGATGTCATTCTCCAACAAATCACTGGTGTACCGTTCGTTCATCGTGACGGTGACAGCTGTTTGTTCATACCATTTAAGAACAAGCTGACCGTCCTCGTTCATGAAAGCGCAAGTGCCTGTCAACTGCGCACACCATTGTAAGCATTGGCGATAAGTCAACTGCTGTGAGGAAGATGGAAAACCGCCAATACTATACTGATGGTTTGGAAGAGCTGTCACATCGGTCAAAAGAGACACGCTGCACAACTCACAAATTTTCTGAATTAGCGCATCGACATGAATTGGAAACGACATTTTTGAATAATCAACGGCCTTATCGAACTTGACCATGTAATCAAGAGCAGAAACCGTAATGATTTGCAACTTTCGAGGAGACGTGTCGATAATGAATCGACCGCATGGAATCCAAACGACCTGTGCCTTTGTTCCTGCATCACCAATCAAATTCTTTCCAAGAATGAAATTGCCAATGCCATTGAGAGCGCCAAGAACGGACTGCCCAAGAACAAAATGGCCAAGTGCTGTCGGGTCATCGCTCCAAACGCCGACCTTTACATAGAGCACGGCCCCTTCAAACGAAACCTTGTCAAACTTTCCGTCGTAGTTCCGTAACTTCAAGGATAACTCAGACGCTACCGCAGAGCCGACCTCAATTTTGCTGTTGGTTACGCTGTATCGGTCAATCTTTAATCCGCCCTGGACAATGTCCGCTTCGGTGATGGTAAAAGATTCCTTCCCGTTGGAAAATTCAATGGCTGCGGTCTGAAGGTTTCCCTCGTTAAAGTAATTTATAACGTCTTGCGATACGTTTACCATCAGTGTGCAGCCCTTTCGATGATATTAAAGGATATCCCTTCCCAACGGCGCATCCGCGAATTGTACATCGGCACGGAGCGGTCGCCAACGTAAAACTCGCTGGTTTTCCACTCGCCAGCCATTGCGTCAAGGTAGGTAACATTGATATACTCTGGATTGAACGCTTTCAGGATAACAGCGGCTTCTTGAATGGTGGTGTACTTCCATTCAAGTTCAAGCTTAACACACTGGCCAAGTCGTTTCTTATCCATAATGTTTGCTTCCGTTCGGCCAGCATCAGATGCGGAAATATCCTGCAACTTCCACTGATAAGAAGAGGGGCATTTAAGATACTGCCCATCCACGCTCCGAATCGGATTGTACTGGTCGTAGTCCATAAATGCCCCTCCTTTAAGTGCCAATGGGAATAATTGTTTTTCCGTTTCTCTGGTTTACCCGGCTGATTGCCTGAGATATGCTGGAAACGGAAATTTCGGAAGTAGATTCCTTTTCAAGAAGAGCCTTCAACAGCTCGTTCTGCTGACGAAGAAGCTCATTCTGTTTGGCCATAGCCGACTCAACACCTGCGCGGATGCCCTCAACAATCTGATCGTTATTGGCAACTGCGGTGTGGCCGCCCATACTACCAACAAATTCTGGACCGGATTCTCTGGCCAAAAACAGCTGCCCATCATCAGGGAAACCGCCGTCAGCAAAACCGAACTTGTTTTTGGCAATTTTGATTACTGCGCCAAATGGGTTAAAAATGTCTGTCAGAGTATCATTGACCGTGTTGAAAACCTTTTCTCCGAAACTCTTGCTGGAATCAGACCAGGTATTCTTCAAGTCCTTTACCCACTGAATGTTATTAGCAATACCAAGACCAAGAGCGGCTCCAACACCAAGAACGCCAGCGCCAGCCGGAAGAGCTGTGCTTCCGATTGCACCGAGCGTACTAGCCAGCCCACTTGAAGAACCGGAAGCGCCTCCAACGCCAAGCGCTTTGATTTTCCCGGAGATGAACGTAAGGGCTTCACCGGCTTTGGTCTTAATCAAATCCCATCCGTCTGAAACGATTTTCACGACGCCGGAATCCGCGCCAAACAGATTGGAGAAAAATGTCTTTAATCCATTGTAAGCATCTTTCAGAACCGGAACCTGGTCGATAACCTCGCCAACTTTGGTTTTCAAATCATTGAATGTCTTGACAACATTTTTGATGCTATCAATAGTGCCGGAAAGACTTTTAACGGCAGTCGATACTTTGTCGAGAGCGAGATAAGCTCCTTCAAATGCCTTTTGAATGGCAAGCCCAGCAGCGCTAAGAGCGCCGTTGTAATGGTATTCGTTTTCGACTTCAGCAATGCTACTCTTGACATACGTTTTTATGTCAGAGAAAACGGACTTAAAGGCCTTTTTGGTTTCAACAATAGACTTCGAGGTGTTGGACAGAGCGTTGATAGAATCAGTGAACCCCTGCGAAATCTTCTTGCCGACATCCGACACAGCGTTGATACCATCCGAGAAATCCGTAAACGAAGACTTGATTTTCTTGAGCCAGTCAGACAGACTGCCACCAACATTCGACAGAACGTTACGCAGGCTCATGGCGGTCTTTTCGAGACTGGTTTCGTCACCATTTGCGGTCATGGCAATGTTCGCGTCGCCCATGCCATAGTTTTCTTGTGTCAACTGCTGACCGAGCGAAATCACAGAATCAGAGAGCTTCTGCATCGCATTTTCAGCGAGGTCTTTGGCACCGGAGATACCGTTGGCGAGACCTTCTACAATATACCAGCCAAAGCCCTTAAAGACTTTGGAAGGGGAGTGGATGTCCGTCTCAGTGGTAAACTTTTCGATGATGGCTTTGGCAAGATTTGCAGCCGCTCCAGTTGCGTTGCTGATTCCGCTCTGAATTCCTTTTACAAGACCTTGCCAAACGTTTTTCCCAGCTTCATACATTTTTGATGGCAGAGAAGCGATTGCGTCTGCAACTGCATTCACCATGTTGGCAGCAGCTTTTCCTGCTTCAGCCGCCCAGTTTTCTACTCCATCCAAGAACTTTGCGAAGGATTCACCAGCCGATTTAATGTGGTCATCCAAATGAACAAACCAATCAATCACGCTCCCGATATCCGATATCAAATCAGCCAAACCAAGAAGAGCATTAGCAATAAAGCCTTGATTCATCGAAACATCAAGGCGTTCCGCTTTGGTCGGGCCTTCGCCAACCCAGCGAACAAACGTTTTAATGTCTGAAATAAGGTCAGCTAATCCGAGAAGAGCGTTCGGAAACAGCGTTTTGTTCATGGTGACATCTAAACGCTCAGATTCGCTAATTCCATCTTTGACCCAACGAATAAAATTGGAAATACTGTCTACGATTTGAGCAAACCCGTCAACAAAGAAGGAAGCCATGTTTCCGGCATCAATTCCAAGCTGTTGGAAGGAACTGTGCCAATCGGATTTCAAATTAAAGGACTCTTTCTCGCTTTCACTTCCCAATCCGCGAATTGCAACAGAAACAGCCTCAAAGCCGATAACAGCCAGGCCGGCCACTGGATGCCCACTAATAATCAATCCAATCCCGGCTAAAGTCATAGCCAAGTCGCCTAAATCTAAGTCTAGTTTTTTTACGACTTTTTGAATTGTTTCAAAAGCGTTAGAAACGTTTTCTTTCCATTCATCAGGCAAAAGACCAAGAATCTGTTGCGAAAGTGTCTTAATAGACTCTTTTAGATGCTCGATAGACTGTCCGAGTTTTCCTTCGGTAAGGGAAATATTCCACCCCTGAGAAAAACCGAGCGCTGCAAGTTCGATAAGACTTTTAATTCTTTGCAAGCCGGTTCTGAACTTTTCACTGTTTTGGTACAAATCTGCAAAGCGCCATGCAATCAAAGCGACTGTTCCAGCAATCACGACAAGTTCAGGATTGACAAGCAACAATTTTTTTCTTATTTCTCCAACAAGCTGTCCCAGTTTATAAGCTAATCCGTGAGCATCATTTAACTGCTTAAAAAGAGCTTCTGCAATTTTCCATGCAGCAAATCCAGCAGATACACCAGCGATGATTGGAAGAAGTTTTTTAATCTTCTCTTTGATTTCATCAACGGAAGAGCCGACATAATTCTTGAACATATCGTAGCCGGACAAATCTACATCGCCTAAGAGGTTGCCAGCAGCACCAGCACCAGAGCCACCGGAAGAACCATTGTCCTTCTGGATAACGTTCAGCTCGTCAAAGCCCATGATGTAGTTCTTGAACGCTTTTGCAGCTTTGCCGGTCGCTTTGGTGGTATTGTCCATCGCATCCGTGACGCCGCCAACAGCATCGCTTGCGCTGCTAAAATCGGGGAACTCCACCTTGACGCCCATTAACGATGCGATGCCGGTCACAAGCTCTTTGACCAGTTCAACGGCTGCGATCAGCGGCGGGAGGATGGATTTCAGGGCGGGGTAGAGCAAAGAACCAACGGCGCGAGCCAGACTGTTCAGCTGTGCCTGCAAAATGCGAATCATATTGGCAGGGCTGGACAGAGTGCGGGCGAAGTCTCCCTGCGCATCGGTGGTCTGCTTCATGATGGCAATGTACCGCAGAACAGCCTTATCAGCCTGAGACAGGGTAGAAACGCTCTGCGAATAGCCAAGATTGAGCAATTCTTGCTGCAACCGTGCCTGCGACAAATCAACACCCAGACGGCGAATGGGTTCCAGCTCGCCGGAGATAGCCGCCTGAATTTTCGTGAATGCATCCGCAACAGGGATATTCTTCAAAGAAGCGAGGTCGTAACCAAGTTGGGTCAGGTTCTTTGACAGCACATACGCCTTATCGCTTGCCATACCAAACGAGGTGGTCAGACCCTGAATCGTTGCCATGTTGTTCATGGCTTCGGTTGGGTCGATGCCAAGCAGAGTCTCCATCTTGTTGATGAACGTGCTTGCTTCGCCGGTCAGACCCTTCATGGAAACGCCAAACAGGTTTGCGGCTTCATAGTAGCTGTTGAACTTCTCCGCTGCGTTGCCAAGATAGGTCGCAATGGCTTTCAGCGAGACCAGCTTTGCAGCAGACCGCATGAAGCCGTTCAGCTGGCTGGAAAGGCTCATGTAGCTTTTTTTCTGCCGTTCGTTGGCAGCAGTCACACGGTTTGCCTGCGTGACCACTTTGCTCAACTGCGGCGGCAGCTTTGCAAAGGCGTTGCCCACCGTTTCAAGCTGAGATGCAAGGGGAGTGAGAGCGGTGGATATCTTCTGGCAAGAATCCGCAAAAGAATCAAGGTCTGCCGCTTTCAATTTCTCGGACAAGTCAGGAACTTTATTCAGCGCAGTAAATGCGCTGCTAAGCCCTTTCAAACCAGAAATATCAAGCAGAGATAGAGGAGCAAGGGCGTTCATAATCTCTCGAATATTGTCGCCCAAACCCTTGTAGTCAGCCTTGTTTGTTTCCGCAATGACGGTTGGAATGCGCCGAAGCGTGTTTACCATCTTTGTCAGACCGTCCGGGACGGTGACGGTAGGTAACGTGTTAAACGATGCCAACACTGCTTTCGTCTGTGTCAAGTCCGAATTGACGGAATCCATACCGCTCATAGTGTCCGGAATTTTCTTCAATGCGTTAATGGTGCTACTCAAGCCTTTTGGCGCTTGAATAGTAGACAACGAATTGAAAGAATCCGTTACATCACGCAGAGAGTCCAGAGCATCAGAATAATCACCAATTCCAGACAAAGCATCTGGAATCTTTTGGATGCTCCTCGAAAGAATGTTGATGCTCTTTGCGCTATCGCTGGCGTTAACTTTCGTAATGCCCTCGATAAAGCTGGTGACTTTTTCCAGACCGTTAAAATCTCCCTGCGCGGACTTTAACGCAGTGAGGGAATTGGTGAGCTTATCCAACCCATCAATTACCTTCGACACGTTACCCTTTGTCCGCAAATTAGAAATGGCGGTAGCAAGCTTGTCAATGTTAAGCTCTGCACCCTGCGATTCCGCAGAGATTTCTACGGATAAGCTTGTAATATCAACATCAGCCATTGCTACCACCGTCCTTTTGATTCATCATAGAGAACATTGCCCTCTTGATGCGTTCCTGCGCTTCCAGTGCGCGTTGGTATTCGTACTCGTCCTGCTCTTTCTGGGTAAGAGGAATTGGTCTATCCATGTACTTGATTGGGCTAGACCCTTTCTTGCGGAACATATTGCCAACCGTAGAGGAAAGTGCAGATGCTGTGTAAAAGCCGTTTCTCCATGCTTCAACATTGGCTCTGCGAGCGCGTAGTTCTTCCGCGTCACGGTAGACTTTTGCAAGCCAAACATCATCACGCCAGAACTGGTCATAGGTCATGCCAATGGAAATGTAATAGGCTTCTACATCGTGGAACAGCTTAGACACAGAGAATGGCTCTGTGCGACTGTCCGGTTCTTGAGACTGTGAAGTTACACAATCTCCCACGTTGCGTTTTTTGCGGTTTTGTCCTCTTCATCGGTGGCAATCAGCGCCTTGATAGAATTCGCGTACATCTCCATCAGGGCAGCTATCAGACCTTCCTTGTTTTCGGTATGCACAAGCATATCATCGACCGTCTTTCGGTTGATGCCCTTGTTGCGTGCGATGAACGCACCATAGAACAGAGCGGAGGTGTTCTTGATGGGGTTGATGCCGTTGGAGAACTCGTAAATCTGGAAGCCGTTGCGCTCAGTGGCTTCGGCGCTCTCGCGGGTGAAAGTCAGCTCATAAGTGTTTTTGCCATCGGGGGAATGAAAATTGATAACCTTAGCAGCCATAATAAATGCTCTCCTTTATAAATAGGGGCAGAACCAAATCCGATGTTCAGTTCTGCCCGGTTTGATTGATTTGATTTGTGCGGATTAGCCGCCATTAATGGTCAGGCTCTCGCTGAACTTCGGGGTAGAGTGGAAGATGCAATTGATGGTCATTTCCACGACCTCGTCTACGCCAAAGCCGGACAGACCGACCTGATGCATACCCTGCCAAGTGAAGCCGGAGCCGTCCTGCATCTTCAGGGCGTAGTACTTGTCCACGTTGCTCTCAGAGGTGTCGTCATAACCAGCAGCCTTTACTGCGGCGTAATCGGTTTTGTTGTAGTTGGCGGTAAAGGCTTTAGTGTCAGCCTGAACAATGCCGAAAATCTGTTTCTGCATACCATCAGACAGGGTGGTTGCATCCAGAAGGTTCGGGTCAGAGATCAGGTCAGGCACATCCTTGATGTCGCACAGCTTCGTCAGAGCGGTTGCGCTGTCGCCACAATAAAGGGTGGTATTCAGACCGGAGATAGCAGTACTCATAGAATGTTTACCTCCTTATT